GTGTCTTTGAACTTATCTACCAGAACATCCTGTTTGTGACTAATTACAAATACGTTCTCACCAGATAACGTGTTGAGTATTTTTAGAAACTCATCTGTTCCAGTTCCGTCCAGAGAGCTGTCAAAGATTTCATCGAGTATCAACAGGTTTGTGTTGGTGCTGTTCTTCATCTTTGCAATCGCTCTCCAAGTGAAAAGTAACGCAAGGTCAATACGCATCTTCTCACCCTCACTGAATGACGCATAGGTAAAGTCATCACGAAACCTTGACTTGATGGTTTCCTCAAAGTTTTCATTCAGTGTGAAGTTCACATAGAACTCCATCGATGTGAGATACTTGTTTATCAACTTGTTCATGATCGGTAGATATTGCTTGATAATCTTGGTCTTGATACCAGTGTCCTGTAACATTATCTTTGCAGCCTCTACATAGTTTCGTTCTTCTTTTGCAGACTTTCTCTGCACTTCAATTTTACCATGTTCTTCTTTTAGGTTTTTAAGTTTGTCGGTATCAGACTTACTGACACCACCACCATTGAAAGATTTTATTTCATCTTTTAGTTTATGATTAAATTTTTCCAACTCAATGATAGATGTATTCAGAGACATGATTGATAATTGATTGTCACGAAACTTATCTGCAATCTCTTTGATTTCTTTCAGTCGTTCTTTGGTTGACAATAACTCTGACTTCATCTTGTCCATACCAGCTTGGTATTTGTCAACTTCTTGTTTTTGTTTGACCATCATCTCTTCTTTGAATACTTCATCGATGTGTTGCTGACACGTTGGACAGTCCTCGTTGTCATTAAAGAAGTCAAGCATAGACGAATGTGATTTGTGTTTCTCTGCAAGTGTCGCACGAAGATCTTTGAGTTTTCTTTCTTTCTGTTCTGTGTCGTTCTGATCTTTTATTTTATTCCGATAAATTTTATTCTCTTCTTCCATCTCTGTGCGTTGTTCTGTTCTTACCTGTATCGCTTTATTATTGTTTTCTATTGACTCTTTTTTAGAACTAATCAACTTGTCTTTGTTCTTTTTCAAATCGTCAATGTAGTTTTCTTGCAGACTAATCTTTTCAACATTTAACTCATAACGATTATCAATAGACGTTAGTTCCTCTTGCAAGTCTTTGAGTTTTTGTTTGAGTAACATATTCATCAAAGAAAAGATTTGTATATCTAATATTTCTTCCACGACTTCTCTACGATGTCGAGCCTTCAACTGCATGAATGGAATGAATGTTGAACTACCAAGTATCACTACCTGTGTGAAAGATCGATAGTTTAGTTTGAGTATTTGTTGCTCAAGTATCTTTTGATAATCTCTAACACTGGCTTCCTGATTCATCGGTTTACCGTTATTGTAAATCTCAAACACATTTGGTTTCACACCTCGCACCACTTTGTAACTACGAGAACCAATTGTAAATTCAACCTCCACTACCAGACCACTTGTGTTGACTGAATTTACTAGCTGTGCTTTGTTAATGGGACGAAAAGGTTTACCAAACAAACCAAAACACAATGCATCAAGAATGGTAGACTTACCAGAACCATTCTCTCCGATGATAAGTGTTGTTGAATTTTTTGTTAGGTCAATTTTAGTAAAAGTATTGCCAGTGGAAAGAAAGTTCTTCCACCGAACCGATTTAAAATTTATCAAAGTTCTAAGTCCTGTGCTTCAGTATATAATGACCGCATCATATTTTTAAGTCGGTCTTTGTTAAGATTGACATTCAGTTCATCAATATATTTTCCTAACAATGTCATTGTATCCTCTGTGTTTTCAATGATGTCATCTGATACAGTGTTTGCATCAAGGTCTGAAAAATCCTCAATGATTTTTACCTCATGACAATCAGCCTGTAGTAATCTGTCGGTAAACTTATCAAACCCATACAAATCTTTTTTGTTTACCACGATTAGTTTGATATATTGGTCACGATATTGTTTTACATCATGTTCCTCATAGTTTTCATTACTATCATCGTAGTAAATCTTACTGAACATCTTGTAGGGATTTAGTATGCGATGCAGTTCCCTTGTCTCTGTATCGAAAACGTGAAACCCTTTCGGATCATTGTAATCACTCCAAGTAATCTCATAAGGACATCCCAGATAATATATCTGACCGTCATCAGACTTGTGATGAAAGTGTCCACTCATTACAGTGTCAAACTTTTGAAAAAGACTTTTTGGTGTTCCACCCTGAGACTCATGACCAGCATACATCTGAAATCCATCAATCTCTAAATGACCCAATAGTGTGTCAGCTCGTGTGTCATCTATCATACCATGTGCGTATATTTCGTTCTGTGCGTTAATCCAAGGCATCAACAATATCGGGAAACCATCGAAGTCTACCTCTTGTGCCTCTGCGTAGATATGAACATTGTTAAACTTTTGTGAAAGTAGTTCGGTCAGTGAGTTTACATCGTTGGTATTTTTAAAATAGATATCATGATTCCCTACAATCATGTGCAGCTGCACCTGTAGATGATTGAATGGTGTGATGAATCGTTCACGAAAATCTTTTGCAATACGATACGAAACATACTTGCGTCTATCAAGCACATCACCTAAATGAATACAATGTTTGATATTGTTTTGTTGTAGGTAAGGAAAAAATATTCCTTCGTAAAATTTATAAAAGTATTCGTTAAAATTTATGTTATCATTACGAGCACCGAAATGGGTATCGGTTATCAAAGCTATCTTCAAGTATCAGTCTCCATAAAATTTTCTAATCCAGATGTTTTAGATTGTGGTTCTTTTTTCTTTGTCTTGTAAACATCCTCATCGGGTAACATGATTGTTGGATCAAAACCTTGCACAGAATATTTTGTATCATCACCTTCTAGTGTAACGAAATCTATATACTCTTGGTTTTCAATCATTTTGTTTTTGATATGAGTTTGTTTCTTTTCTTTTTGTATCCTACGAATAAATGCATAGTATATAATCTGTGTAAAGTAAGCAAAAGGATTCTTAGATTTCTCAGGGTTAAAGTTATGTATATACTGTAAACAGTTTTCTATACCGTCTGATATCATCTCTTGTCTATAAGTGTAGTTAATAAAATTAGGTTTATAAGAAAGACCGTTTGCAATTTTTAAAAAACATTCACCGATATAATTTGTTACTTGTGGTGTTGGTTCACCCTGTTCTTCAGCTTCCTTACGTTTATCGTTCCACTTTTTTATTTCCTCTAGGAACTTTGCATTGTCAACGTAGTGAACACCTCTTTTTCTTGGCATTGTTTTTTCCTTATGTTATTAGTTATATAATATACTACAAGACGTATGGTAATGTCAATACTAATATTGACTTGACAATGCCCTATTAAATCAGTATAATTTTATATACCCAGAGGGGGGATAATATATTAGTGTAGAGTTCTTCTATTTCTTTTTAGAAACTCGGATGTTTCTTCTATCAACTCTTCGAGTGAAAGATTTTCATCACTATCTCTTTCCCATGACCTAAGTTCTTCTTCTATTTTGTCTAACTTTCTTTCGTTCTCTATTGCTTCAAGTTCTTTCTTTGTTGGCTCTACATCTTTTGATGTTGTTGTAACAAGTTTCATTGTGTCAATACTTTTTAATACATACTCATAATATCTACTCATACCAGAGGATGCTGGAACCATTGTAACTACAGTTGACTTATTAATCATTATATTTTCTTGCTCAGTAAATGGTTGCACCCATCTAGTTAAAGCCAATGCTTCCATCATACCAGATTTGGTAACACGATTTACGATCTCCATCTTTAACGGTGATTTTACTTGCAGAAGATAATTGTTATCTGATTCTTTTAAATCACAGATTATATCTTCACCGCTTGTAAGTTTTATGACTTGGTAGTTATCTTTCATAGTTTTACTTTATCTATTTTATAATTAAATTGTTCTGTATTGTATATATTTATTCTTTCATAAAAATGGTTGAATGTAAAATTCTTGTGTGACTTATAAGAAAGGTCATCAGCTATATCGAATAATCTAACGGCACGTTTACTCTCAGTTTTACGCAGTCCTCGTCCAAGCGATTGGAGCACTCTAATTTTAGATTTACTTGGACTTGCGAACACGATATTATGCAAGTTCCGAATATTAACACCAGTGCTAAACGTACCGTATGATGCAACGATAATAGCATTTTTTTCTTTCTCTGTGATCGCACGAATATTTTCCCTTGTCTCTGCGTTTGTGCCTCCGTAGACAAAGAAAACCTGTCTATCAAAGTTCTTCATTTCATCGTATAAAAGTTTGCCGTGTTTTAAAACCAGTTGAAACAAACAAAGTGTGTTTCCTTCCAGATTATTGCTAAGGTTAATAATAAAATTATTACGCCTGTTGTTCCCCACCAAGTAGTTGATTTCTTCAGCATAGCTAGACCCCTTTAAATTTTTACTTTCTTCTTCTGTGTGTTTTAATACAATACAGTTTATATCTAAATCAGCCAGTGTTCCACTATCAATCAATTCTTTTGTTGTGGTGACTTTCTGTACAGAACCAAACAACCCTTCTAGAATAAGACGGTGCGTTTGTGTATCATCTAAAGTCCCTGTTAATCCGAACCTATATTTACACAAATCAAGTTTTGTAAGTATACTGGTGAGAGACTTTGCTTTGAACAAATGAGCTTCATCTCCGATCACACAACCAAACTGTTTAAAGTATGGTTTCTTCATTTTATATAAAGACTGCCATGTAGATATATAGACAGACTTTGAACTATCCCTTTCGTGACCAGCATAGATGCGATGTAAAAAATCATCACTCCAACCATAGTCAATAAAATCAGAATACATTTGTTCTACCAGTGATGTGGTTGGAACAAGTATTAATATTTTTTGTTCTCCTAGTAAAATATCGTAGTATCTTACCAGTGAGTATATGATTAACGATTTACCAGAAGCGGTAGGGCTAAGAAATAAACCACGATGTTTTCGTATTGCTGAATGTACGGCATCAATCTGATAATCACGAAGTTCCAAAAGTTTTCCGTTGGAAGTGGGCCTGAGAGATTTGATAAAGTTCTCTGTCGTATCTTTCTGTAAGTTGAGCTTCTCATCTTTTAAGTTATCCTCTATTATATATTGTATTTCGTTAGTGTCGCAAAACTGTTGCACATAACTTAACAGTCCAACATAAATTTTTCCTGTCTGTGCAGAGAACAATCGTATCTTACCGTCCCAGACTTTGTTACGATATGCAGGCATGAACCTTGCGCCTGGCACTTCAAACGTAAAATAGTCTGACAGTTCTCTTGCGAGTCCAGAGTCAGTTTCAACTTTTAGGTAGACCTCATTGAGTTTAGATATGTGCATTTTGCAAAGTGTTTGGTTCACCGTAATCACCTCTGATGATTACATTCCATGATACGCTGACCCTTTCTCCATTTGTGGGTGGAACCCAATGCATCAACCAAGACGGAAATATAAAACCTTTACCCTCGACAGAATCAAATTGAATCAT